CACATAGAGCGTGTCATAGAACGTGAAGAGTGCTCGGCCATTGAACACCGACACTGCAATAGGCACAATGAATCCTGATCGGCTACTAGAGGTCTGAAACTTGATCGCTTGTGAGATCACCTGAGCACGCCCATTGAGATACTCGTAGGCGCGGTCATCGTAGAAAAAGTAGAAGTAGTTCTCATACGACTCGATTGCCCATCGTGATGTGAGGCCTACGTTAGGCACCGACACCTCAATCGAACCTGTTGCCGGGTCGCTGTTATATGAGAACTTGTAGATCGAGCTCGTGCGAAAGACGAGCAGCGACTCGTAGTAGCGCTCGATGGCGACGATGTTCTGGCCGTCGCCGCGAGCGATATCGATGAACTCGGGGGCGACCGGCCAGAACGGGGTCATACCCAGCAGCTTCGAGAAGTAGAGGCGGCTACCATTCGCCGTCGCCTGCTCGCCCTGCGCTACCCAGAGACGAAACTTAAACGCGACGATGACTGTGCCCTTGGGCATGTTCGGCTCAGCAACAAAGCCAAGCGTCGGCGACCAGTAGCCGCCGGGGTTCGCGGAGCTCGTCGGAGCAAGCAGCCAGGCCTTGTCGTCGAACTGAGTCATGGCCGTGGCTGCGAAAGTGTTCGTGAGCAGCATCCAGCTACCGCCAGAAAGGTAGTAGGTCTTCGAGAGCCCGTCACTGGCGATGAGGTACTCAGCCCCAGCAGGGGTGTAGAAGAGGCCGAGCAATATCATGTTGCCGGTTGAGCCCAGCGGGAGGTTGACCCCAGTGTCGTGAAACGGCGGCCGAGACACCAACGAGCCGTCGAGATCGAGCTCCATGTTGAGTAGCTCTGCGAGGCCGTCATCTGGCACCGCCGATGGGTCTGAGAAGGTGTTCAGCCCCTTCATGAATGGGCCAAGCTGCACTGCGCGCTTCGGGCTTGCCACGACGGCCTCCTAGTCGACGAGATTGATGGTCTGAAAGGTGAGCGACTGGCCGCCTCGCTCTTCGTCGTTCATGGAGGTCATGCGATCAGCGTACTGCTTGATCGACACCTCCTGAGACTGCGGGTTATCGTCCATCTCATGCGCCTTCGCCATGCAGAAGTCGATGAGCGGCAGAAAGTATTCGTCGGTGATCTCGAGGAGCTTGTTGGCGTCGTAGGAGGTCTCAGCCGCCGGCGCAGCGGTGAAGTAGATCGACAACTGCTCAGCAGCGGCTGGCGTCGGCCAGATGACTACCTCGTCGCCCCAGCGATACCAGAGACGAGGCTCGCCCGTGGCCGTGACCGGGTACTCCTCGAGGTTCGCGTCGATGGTGGTGAACTCAGTCGGCACGAGCCGGCGGTCGCCGCAGCGCACGCTCTCGATCTGCATGATCGGCTTGCCGAGCGCCAGCGTGTAGCTCGACTGGCCGGGCATCGTCGTGCTGACACCCTTGGCCTTGAGAATCTTGTTCTGGCGCGCGATCTCGTACTGGCCTTGGTTGATCCACCGGAGCAGGTCACCCTCTTCGAGCTGCACGCCGGACTCGTCACCGAAGCTGCGCCGCACGTTGGCGACGACATCTCCCCACGTCTTCGTCGGTGCTGCGTACCCCATGATCTACCTCTCGATCTTGTGTCCGTTGAAGTTCAGATAGTGCCTTCGATCCCGGCCACCGGAGATGTAAAAGGCAACAAGCTCCTCAGCTTCAAGCGACTTCTCCTCTTGCTGCTTGAGCTGTAGCATTCGGGCGGCCGTCTCCTCAAGCTCCATCTCGAGCAGGATGTCGTTGGCGTCACGGCGGCCGGCGTCACCTGCCCAAATCGCCGCGAGCACTTTCTGCGGCGCGGCCATCTCCTCGTGGGTGATGTAGCGCACGACGGTCTGCGGAAGGCCAGGGGTGCGGTTCACGACACGATACGGAGCCTCGCCGCCGCGATCCCGCTCGGGAATGAACTCGAGCTGGAAGTACGGGTTGTAGTCGGCGAGAATCTGAGCGAAGCGCATGGCGTTGCCGTCAAGCACCTGGCCGTGCTCGGGGCTGTAGACACCAGCGCTTCCCAGCGCAAGCCCGCTCACTTGCCGAGCTTTCCGTACTTGCCTATGTAAGTAGGCTGCTGAACGCCAAGTCCGAGGATGTATCCCCAGCGCGGCGAGGCATACACCTCCAAGAAGCGCACTGCTGCGTAGCCGATGAAGCCGACAACTACGGTGAGCAACGACTGATACGCTCCGAGGTCGACCCCGGTGAGTTTGAACACCGTGTCAAGAATGAACACAACGACGAGGGGGAGAAACGCAGTGCGAATCGTCGAGTCGACGACCTGCTCGGCGCGGGGCTTGGGTTCAACGGTTTCAGTCATGACGAGCTCCTACTCAGAAAATGAAATCTCCCCCCATCGTAGACGATGAGGGGAGATTTCAGGGGAGCGTAGCTTACGCCTCTGCTCGTTTCCGTGATACGGTCAGCTTTCCGTGATGCCGGTGATCTTGCCGTGGGTGTTGCGACGCGAGATGGCGAGCTCGTGGTACTCGGTCATCTCTGCACGCCATGCGTCCTTCGGGCCACCGCCGGACACATCCTGCTTCCACATCGAGCCGTCGCGGTCGAGCCACGACCACGCCTTGTCGCGGTAGAGGGTGAGGTCGCTCATGTCGAGGAACTGAATCTCGCCCTTCGGCGCATCCAGGTCGACGAGCATCTCGATCTCGCCCGAGGGGCCGTCCGAGGTGAACTTGAGGCCGGAGAAGCCGCCCTCATGCTCGGTGCGGTTGACCGTCTGACGCAGCGACATGAGCTCCTTCGCGTAGGCGCGGCGAACGCCCTGCGTGGTAATCATGAGGCTCGTCTTCCCGCCAGCGGCGAAAATCTGATCCGTCATGAGGGTCATGTCCTCTTCGATGGTGACCGGCAAGGCGCGCTTGGTGAGCTGCTGCGCCTTCCACACCGGCTGCAGCGCGGGGTCGATATCGTACAGCACGCCAGTGTTGCTGATGATCGACTTGAGGCCCGTGATCTCGCGGTTGCCCTGCACTGCGTGACGGCCCGAGCCGGCACGGGTGACAAAGCCGTTGGCGACCACAGTTTGCGCCGAGGCGAAGGTGATGTTCCGAGTAGCGTAGTCCACCGCGACGATGCGAACGCCGGTAGCGGTCGCTGTGCCAGCGGCATCGTAAATGTCCACGTAGTCGTCGGGGCCAAGGCCTCGTGCCGAGTCAGTGATATTCGCAGTCGCGGTCGCCGAGCCTGCCGAGAAGTAGCCCAGCGCGCCGTTACCGTTGCCGAAGAGCTGGCGGTTGAAGTCGCGGCCGAGGTCGCGGGTGAGGCCTTCGGTCTCCTCCGTGATGACCTTGGCGAACGCCTTCGGGTTGGTGTCCGACAGTGCGACCGAGGGGCCGGTCACGCGGATTGCGCCGTAGCCGTACTTGAGCTTGACGCGCCCGCCGTCGTACTTCTGCTGGCCGGCTGCCGGCAGCACCTCGTCCTCGAGACGCGAGCCGATGCCCGAGTTTCGACCGACGTGGATCGGGAAGTAGACGTACTTGCCGCCGAACTCCTGCGAGATGTTGTCCGAGCTCTTGGTGAGCCGGCTCATGAACACCGTGTAGGTGTCGAGCTGCTCGACGATACGCGGGGTGTAGACCTCTTTGAGGATGGGGGTGATGGAGTTGATGTTCGCCATCGTTCTGCCTTTCTAGGACTGGTTTGCAGCGTTCGCGGTAGCGAGCGTCTGAGCGACGAGATCGTTGAGATCGTGCTTCGACATCTTCGCCACGTTCGGCTGCTGACCGGGGATGTCTCCGCCGGTCGTGGTCGGAAGGGGGTTCGGAGCACCGTTCCCAGCACCGAAGCGCTGAGTGAAGTACGCCGCTCGCTGCTGCAGCTCTGCGGCTGCCTCATCGAGCGTAGGCATCCGGTTGATGCCCTGTGCTTCCAACCTCTTGAGTAGGTCGTACTGAGCTCGGAATAGCTCGCCCTTGTCGGCCTCGGTAAATGTCGGGTTCCTCTGCAAGAACGTCGACATCTCTTGGTCAAGCTGCTGAGTGGCTTCCGCCTCCCACTGCGCTTGCTGCTGCATCTGCTGTTGGTGCTGCTGCTCAGCCATGTACTGCTGCTGAAACTGCTGCGATGCGGCAAGCTGGTCGAGGACGGCCTGCGGCAATTGCATTGCCCCGTCCTGCCCAGCTCCAAACTGCTCGAGGCCCTCCGGCTCCTCCTCCGCCGGAGCAACACCAAGATGCTGCCCGAGGAAGTCGTAGACCTGCTGAGGGTTCGCTTCGATAAGCTGCGCGAGCTCCATTGACTGCTGAATCGCCTGCGGGGTGAGACCCTGCTCGACGAACGGCTTGAAGCCCTCGAAGCCCTTGAGCTCATTGTTGAGGTTGGTGATCCGAGTGTGCGCCGACTCATCCATCCCCTTGAGCACCGGCATCGCGTGCGCGTTGAAGAAATCTTCTCCAATCGCTTCACGAAGCGGTTCCCATGCGGGGTTGATGCCTGTCGGCTGCTGTGCAGGGGTTGCGCCTGCAGTCGCGTCCGGCCCTGGTGCGCTTTCCACAGCTGCAATCTCCGTCGAGACTACTTCTGCGGGTACGCCTGTACCTTCTTGCGGTTCCATTGGTTTCTCCTTGCCGTACCGTTTCCGGCCCTAGCTGATTTGATTATTGCGGAACCCGGAGTCGAAATCAAACACCGGGGGTCTGTGGCGCGACACCAGCTTTGAACTGATCTGCGCGCGTCGGCTCCTGGCCGGGGTCTCCGAGTTGCGGCTCAGGCATCTGAGGCGCCGGCATCGACATCCCGCCGGCAGCGATCTGCTCAGCGATCTGCTCCTCGCTCGGCGGGTTGCCTTCGGGGAACCCAGAGGCAGCCATCATCTGCTGTGCCTGCTGCTGCTGCAGGTACGTCTCGTGCTCGAGGATATGCTTCTCGAACTGCGCCTTGACCTGATCGTCGAGCTGCTCGTATGCCTGCGACATGCGGAACTGGTTGTGAACGTCGATATGCAGCGTGTGCAGGTCGAAGTCATCCGCCGGCACCAACGCAGGCATCTGCGCGCGCACCTGATCCTGCATCATCGTGACGAGCTGCTCAGCATCAAGCCCTTCGGCTGCGACGCCCTCCATACCGCCCGCCATCTCGAGCAGAGCTTCGGGAGTCGCCTGCTGCATCGCCGCTTGCACGGCTGCGTCCTCGGCCTTGGTGATGTCGACGACAGTGAGGTTCTGCAGCTTGATGTTCTCTCGCTGAGCCTTCGACTTCGCGATGTCCACAGTTTCGCGGAGCCGCTCGACACCACCCATCTCGAGCATGTCGAGTGCCTGCGGAGGGGTGATGATGCCGAGCCCGACAAGCTCCTTGATCTCGGCGCGCCTGGCGACCTGTGAGGTCGAGATCGTCGAACCCTTCTCCACGCGCACATCGGTGCCGTTGCGGATGTCGGCACCTGACAGCAGCATGGTGTCGAAGGCTCGATCAGCGCCGAGGCTCCTGACCTTGCGCTTGTTCGGAACATACTGCACGAAGAGCTCGAGCGTCTGGCGCGCGATCTTCTCGTAAGCGGCCTCATCAGAGCGGTACTGCGGGGTGAGGTACTGGTCGTCCGATTCCTGCAGGTAGGCGATAGCGGTGCCGGCGGTCACGCCGCGCCCCGGCGCCTGGCCGCGCGACACCTCGTGCTGCCCAGAGATGTCCTCGAAGTCGGAGAGAATACGATCCTGCTGCTGCTGACCATACTGCGGGAGCTCAGGCGTCTGCACCGGCACAGGCGGCGAGAAGCCGGGATTGAGCTCGATGAGGAGACCTGCCTCGTTCGTCCACTTCGAGCCAGCGAGACTGCCCTTCTGAATGACGAGCTGCGGCCGGCCAGCGACACGGAAGGCGTGGTTGATATCGCTGCGCACCGCGTTGTACTCGTCCTGCAGCTCGATCAGATCGTCAATCGAGCACGCGCGGTAGAACGCACCGCTGTAGAGGTGGCCGA